CAACACATAAACATAAGCACCGCAGACTGCAATCATTTGATTACCGCCTGATAGCGTACGCATTCCCCTGATTTCAGCACCAGCTGGCAACACAACCTGAGTCGTTAAGCCTGGCGTTGGATAAAGCGCAACTACCCCTCTTGATCCCTGTGGTAATGTAGGATCAATTTCTGGGATGAAGTTTATACACTCGCTCGCATCTTGGTAGATGGATTGAGCCGTATAACTCGCGCCTACAAAACCAAAATCGGGCATTTAATCTTCCTTGTAAGATTTACCAGCTAACAATGTTTTCATGCTCGGCAAACTAAGCCCAAATTGCTTTGCCAAATCTCTTGTACTCATACCATTTTTTTTCAATTCTCTAGCTTCTCTTGCTTGGGTCATTGAAAGTTTACACCTTGGACCGCTATCACTTGGAAATCTTTTTTGTCTATTCTTGTTAAATTTGTCCGCCATATTGTCTTGATGAGTCCCAACAAATAAATGTTTAGGATTGCAACAAGATGGATTATCGCAAGTATGCAAAATATATCCATTGTCTGCCGAATCTTTTGGAGCAGATAATTGAATAATGTTTGGGTTGACAAGGTTAAAAATGACACGATGGGCGTAATAGCCAACATCATTAATCCATGTCCTCCCATAACCTTCTGCATTCTTGTAACCTTTCCATTCCCAACATTCATCTTCGCCACGTTTGTCTACTTTGCTCCACAATACATCTGGTGTATTTGATGGCCTGCCTGGATTACCTACTAATCCACCAACTTTTCTGGCATATGCTGCTCTGTCTCTTGCACGTTTCCTTAAAATTGCTTCCTCTTTTGTGTACATGATTTACTCCTTTAAAGTACAAAATCATTATACATAAATTAGCGGAATATGTCACCTTAGGAAACCCCCCGTCAAAATCCAACCAGCATCTTTTGCCCGACTCATTAGCAAAGCATCTGAGTATCTTGCACTTTGTACTGGTTTCATGTTTGTGCGCTTTAATGTGCTTTTGCCCTGTGCTGCAAAGGCGTTAACCATCTGAATCTGTGTGGCGCTGGCCTTACCATACTGAGGCATTAAACGCTCTGCTAAACACCATTCTAGACAGCTCTCGAAGCCTTGTGGCAGCAACATTGTGTCATTGATCGAGGTGTATTGGCTGAACAATGTATCGGCAAAAATGTGCATTTCGCCCTGGGCTGGGTTTGGCCAAACAAACAGATTTCCAAGCGTTTCCGTGGGTTGGTAGTACAAAGCCTTTGGCCAAGGTCCGTTCAAAGTCTTCAGACCAATCATTTCATAGTCTTCAACGTTCAGAATGGCCACAGGATAGTCCAAACCGCCGTTCAGAATAGGGACACCGCTTTGTGATGTATTAATGCGTACAAAAGCCGAATTGATGCTAAGTGGGCGCTGGTAGAAAGCATTGATGGTTGTTGAGCTGACGTTTTGAGAAATATTGAGTTGGTATGTGCCAACCTCATTGACGTTACCACCCGCACCAGTCAGAAAGCCAGTAATCTTAGTGCCGGTCTGTACACCAGTTCCTGTGATCGTCATGCCCAAAGAAATAGCACCTGACGTAATGGCAGATACTGTCAAAACGTTATTCGTAATCGACCCAGTAAACACCGAGCCGATTTCACCGCCAGGGCCAATCGTGTATTGGGTTTGACCAGGTGTTAATGTGTAGATGATTTCTGTCTTATAGAACACCATCATTTGCTCATTGGACCACTGGTCAATCATGCGGTTCATCATAATGAACGCATCTTGAGCAGCTTCAGGCGTGGGTGTCTCGCCCGCAGCCAACGCGCCAATGTCTTTTAGAGCAGATGTAATGATGTCAATCGGCGCAGTCATGGATTATCCTTTTATATTAGGAATGAATATTTGAGGTTTCCAAGGCGCAACGACCTTTTCTTTTGCCAATTCGTTGTGTTGCTCTAGGATTCTTCCTGATATCACAGGATTTCCATTAATGATTTCGTCTTCTTGTAACCAGCTGATGACAAGTTCTTCTGTAACTGTGTCAAACGGCACGTCTTCGTGTGGCTTTCTAAATGTCCAATTACCCTCAGACTCAACCAATTGGTCATTTTCTACATGAGAAATATGGTACTTGACGGCCGTGATTACGCCATCTTGTGCTTCTATTTCATCAATGCGCCATTTCATGCGGCAACCCAATTGGTTGTGGTTTCATCCCATGAGTACATTTTTGGAGGTTCGCCAGTTCCAGAGTCACTAGGTAAGGCCACAGGCGCATCCCATCTGCAAGTGGTTTCATTCAAAACCCAAGAATTGTATGGCTTTGGAGCAATAAAAGCATCACGATCTTTGTCGTAAGTAAAACCAATACCAGCGTAATTTTTTCTGATGTTGCCGTTGTAACTTGTTTTTACCCAAATGCCACCAAGCAAACGCTCACAAAAGGCAATGCCAATTGATTCTTTTTCTTCACCTTGTGCCGTTGATGTGTCTGCGTTGCTAACAACAATCACCTGTTTAACAACATTGTTTGAGTCTAATTCTGCAAAGTGAGCCATTATGTTCCCCCTAATTCTTTAATCTGTTCGTCTGTCCAAATGGTGTTGATAGAGTCTTCAAAAGCCTTAATCTTTTCCATTACCGCATCCAATTCTTCCCATGTAGGACATGGTCTTGGGTCTTCCCATTGCGTGATGTTGCGGTTAGTGATTTGCCACTTAGCATCTGGTCTAAGTAACTGAAAGGCGGTTTCTATGCCGTAAAGTTGATAGATTTTTACCATGAAATTACCACAATTCCAGAACCACCATTAGCACCACCCTGAGAAGACCCACAAGCACCACCTCCTCCAGCACCTAAATTAGTTGTTCCAGCAGTTGCAACAGGCCCACTTGTATATTGTCCTTGTCCACCACCACCAGTTCCACCAAATCCTTGATTTCCAGAAGAAGCATTAGTTCCTCCTCCTCCACCACCAGCATAAGTAACACTTGTGCCAGTTATGCTTGATGAAGAACCATTCCCACCATTTCCTCCACCAGTTAATGAAGCATTAGCTCCCACAGCACTAGCACCACCACCACCTCCACCACTATAAGGCGAAGTAGCAGTAGCTGTTCCACCATTATTTCCTTGGCCTGATGTACCATTACCTCCAGGACCAACGGCATATGATGCACCACCGCCTCCTGATCCACCATTTTGGCCTACATCATAAGATGCTCCAGCAAATGTAGATGATCCAGCACCACCACCACCAACTGAACCAGTTGATCCATTTACTAAAGTGCCTAATAAAGAATTTGATCCATTACCTCCAAATGTGGCGGCAATAACAGAACCACTACCCCCAGCTCCTACTGTAATTGAATAAGTTGTGCCTGATGAAACAGACAAACTTGAACCAGCTAAATAACCACCAGCACCTCCACCGCCCCCTCCAGAAGAACTTGCTGAATAACCACCACCTCCACCACCAGCTACAACCAGGTAATTAACACTTGTCACACCTGTGGGTACTGTCCATGAACCTGAACCAGTAAATATTGCTGTTCTTGTTGTATTTGGGACTAAATAAGAAATGATGACTACACCAGAGCCACCAGCACCTGCGGCACTTTCTGCACCACCTCCACCGCCACCACCAGTATTTGCTGCACCTGATGTAGCTGGAATATTAGTGCCAGAATTGTAAGCCCCTCCATTACCACCACCACCTACTCCACCCGCATAAACTGTTGAGCCTGGATTACTTTCATTACTACCACCGCCACCACCAGCGTAATAAACACTTGATCCACTTATTGAATTGGAAAGACCAGCGCCACCAGTAGGTGTTGGAGAGTTATTGCCTACTGCTCCAGCTCCACCTCCACCTCCACCAGTGTATTGACCTGTTCCATAAAATCCACTACCACCATTATTACCTTGACCTGATGGTGTTGCAGAGCCAGCAGTACCACCTGCCGCTGATCCACCACCTGAGCCACCATTTCCACCCGCTTGTGCTGTAGATAAACCTTGAGCACCACCTCCACCGCCATAAGAAGTAATGCTTGAAAAGACAGAATTAGAGCCACTTGGTGCTATTGATGAAGTTCCCGGTGCACCACCTGCACCTACTGTTACTGTGTAATTTGTTCCAGGTGTAACTGATAAGTTTGTTCCTGTTAAATATCCACCAGCACCACCACCACCAGCACCATATCCAGGTGAATAATAACCACCTCCACCACCACCAGCAACAACCAAATAATTAATGCTAGTAACACCAGTAGGAGCAGTCCAACTACTTGTTGAATTAAATTGTTGAATTACTCGATATGTGGATTTTTTAGCACCACTAAAGAAAAAATTAGGTGCGCCAAACATTATGCAAACGCCTGTGCGTATGTGCCGTACCAAACACTATTGATACATACAAAACTCAAAATATCCAATCCTGTGGATGCTGTAGCCGTTATTGTTGGAGCTGTACCCGCTGGCCATTTAACCCCAGTAAATGTTGCTGTGCGTGATCCTGTGCCGTCTTGAATTAGCTTAACAATAAAAGATGTGCCTGACGTTGCCGTGGGCATGGTGAACGTACAGTTACCAGTTAACGTGTAACTAAGAACAGTTCCTGATGCCAATGACAAAGTAACCGCTGTGCTTGAGTTTGTCAAAGCCGGTGCTGTTTCTGTATATCCAGTAACTGTTGGAGTTGTCAAAGTAGCACTGGTTGCAAGTGCAACAACAGTACCCGATCCTGATGTTGTGTAAGAAGTACCCCAAGCCGATCCTGTTGAATTGGCGATACCAGCACCAGGGTAAGTCTGTGATGCCGCAGCAGTGGATGTCCAAGTCGTGCCGTTGCTTGTTAGCACGTTACCGCTTGAACCTGGTGCTACCACCTGAAATGCGCTAGTTCCGTTGCCTAGTAAAACGTTATTGGCAGCAAATGTCGCAGCACCTGTACCGCCAACCGCGACTGTCAATGGTCCGTTGATCATTGAGCTTGTGATTGTTGCGGTGTCACCAGTCGTTATAAAGTTGCCGGTGACTGCTGGAATGGTGATGGTGTATGTACCAGCGGTATTTGAACCAGTTAACGTTACCGAACCGCCGCTATTGGCTTGGAATACTAGATTGGACATAAAATCTCCAGAATTTTAGACATTTTAAACGATTTGTTTAAATAAGTCTCCATGTTGATGATGATGGAATCGTCACAGAAACACTAGCAGCCAGGTTCAAAGGCGCTAAAGATAACGCATTTGAGTTTGCGGGAATTGAATAACTGCTAGATACTGTGTTTGAATTTGTAAAAATACCATTACTAGCAACCATTTCGGGAGAATCAAGTTCACCTGTACTTGGATTATATTGATATTTGGTGCTACTGGTATAGATTGTTGTGGCCGTTCCGCTTGTCTGATTGGCAAACAAAGGGTATCGAGTGGCGTTGGTTGTTGTATCGTCAGAAATCGTGCTTGACCCGCCAGTGGCCGTGCTTGCAATTGTGATCGACCCAGACGCATTGGTAACTGTGATGTTGCTGCCAGCCGTGATTGTGGCCAATGTGTAATTAGTGCCATTACCGATTAGCAACTGGCCATTTGTAGGCGTTGTGCCCAATCCTGTACCGCCGTAGGCAATTCCTAGCGTGCCTGAGCTGACATTTGACGCGCTTAAACTGGTCAAACTAGCCCCAGAACCGCTAAATCCTGTGGCGGTCAATAGTCCTGTACTGGGGTTAAATTGGTACTTTGTGGAGCTGGTGTACTCGGTTGTGATATTTCCAGCCGTCTGGTTGGCAAATAGTGGATACCGCGTGCCGTTGGTTGTGGTGTCATCAGTGACTGTGGCGTAAGCCGCGGGAGTTGACCAAGTTGGCGCACCTGTACCACCTGAAGTCAATACTTGGCCACTTGATCCTGCTGCGCTAATCGCCAACGCACTAGCACCAGAATAAACAATTCCACCAGCAACGGCCGTTAGATTGGCATTTGTACCGCCGTTTGCCAAAGCCACCTGGCCAACAATATTGCCCGCCTGAACGGACAAATTACTCTTATTAACGTAAATTTGACCGCTAGAGTTCACATACGATACTGTGCCGATCTTGATGGCGTATCCTGTTGGCGGTATCGTGTTCTGGTAATAACCTGCTGAATAAGGCGATAAATAAAGCGTGTCTCCAACTGTGTATGTACCAGTATTGACACCAGAAACAACCCCAATCGTGGTCACATAGCCCGCAGTGCCTGTTGGAATAGCCTGGTTGGCCAATCCAATGACGTTGGCAGTGGCTAGACTATTAGCAATAGCTAGAGCAACAGTAGGATAAACAAACCCGCTAGATGTACTTGTAATGTAGACAGGTTGCCCAACATTGATGGTTGATCCGGAATTGTTGTAAACCTTTAGCTGAATTTCTTGGCCGATGTGAACCGCATTACTGGTGATATCATTGAAATAAGTTAATGTTTTTTGTGTGGAATCGTACCAAACACGGCCTTCGGTATAGCTTGGCGCAGCCGATGGCGTATAAGACTCATAATTGCTAATTGTGGGGTTATTTAGCGTTGGAGCAGTAGCCAACGCCAAAACTGTGCCTGATCCAGTTGTGGAATAAGATGTATTCCAGGCCGATCCAGTCGAACTAGCAATGCCCGCAGCGGGATAAACCATTGGCGCGGTGTTGGTGATCGTCACCGCAGCAGAGCCGTTGTAACTTGTTCCGCTAAGATTTGACCCAATTGTCAAACTAAACAGATTACCGCCCAAAGCCACGCCAGAAATGGTTGAATTGGCCAATTGAGCGTTTGTAATCGTTCCACTGAGCGCAGTAGTCGGAATTGTTGTGGAGGCCGTCATAGCCCCTGTGCCGTTGCCGTAGACGTATCCAGTCAGGCTTGTTGCCCCTGTACCGCCATAAGCCACAGTAATCGTAGACGCGTTCCAAGTGCCCGCGGTCAGCGTTCCAACCCCTGTAATTCCAGTATAAGACCCGCTTACCAGGCTAGATGAGATTGTGCCACTCGTGATTTGACTAGCAGCAATTGCAATATTCTGTGATGTGGCGCTGGTGATCTGGCCTTGAGCATTGATCACAAACGTGACTGTTTGACTGGCAGACCCATAAGTGGCCGCGGTGACCCCTGTATTGGTGATGCTGAACGTGTTGGATGCTAGTGTTAAGCCTGTACCAGCGTAATAAGTTGAATTACCCGAAAACTGCACCCAAGGCATGGCCGTCACGCCAATTGTGCCTGTTTGGGCAGCCGTACAAACCCAGCCAGTATCGGCTTGCCCGCCGTTTAAAAGGACTGTGTAGGAGCTTGGGACTTCTGCCCATATATCCATATCAACCGCTCTTGTCCAAGCCGTTGTAGACGCTATATAGATGCCATTCTGCGATGATGTGGACTGGTTCTTCACCAATACTCGATCACCAGACAAAGTTGTGTAGCCATCAATGGTTTGTAACCCTGATAGCGTGATGTTCGTTGTCGTTCCTACTTGACACGCTGCCTTTGGACCAAGCCCTTGAGCAACAGAATCAACATAGTATTTATTCGCAATATCTGTTGAACTGACAGGCGATGTGGTGATCGTGCCTGTGGTAGTCGTGATATTAGTGAAAACCCCAGTAGACGGACTTATTGCCCCAATTGTGCTTGAGTCTATCGTGCTATTGGTGATTGTCAGCCCTGATTGAATGGGGCTAATGGGGGCGGTGAAAGGTTGGCCCTGACCGATAAAAGTCTGAAACGTGCCATCAACTGCAAAATACGCCTGTACAGGCAATAGGTTTTGGTCAATGGTTGTGTTAGGGCCAGCCATGATCAGCTTTGATCACCAACCGCGGTCACATAAAGCAATCCAGCCGTTCCGCTATTACTGATTGCAGTCATGTAAAAGGGCGTGGTTGGGGTTGCCAGGATAATGGGAGAAGTCATACCAGCTGGTAAAACATAATCCCCAGGTGTTCCATCACTCGGAAACGTGGCAGCGGGACAGGGCGAATAGTTCGCAAATTTCACCGCAATGGGTGACGCGCCGGTGTTTAAGAATGAGCAGTAGTTGATCTGATCGTTTGTCTGATCGTCAACCAAAGTGCTTGAATGGGCACTATTGGTGACGCTAAAACAATACGTCTGACCCGCATTGCGTTGGACTGTTGAGCTGGCCATGTTTACACCACGTTAGCTGGTAGGGGGCTATCTTCTGGTGATCTTACATTAACCAACAAAACGGCTGCAGTCTGTGTAACTGAAGTGCCTGTTAGGTTAAATAAACGAATTGTGATTTGGTCAGCCGTGTTGGTGTAAGCATTAGCAACACCTACACCTACAACCATAGCCGCATCAACAGACACGTTAATCATATCTGTGGCTTTGACACCAGGACATGAAATGGTGACTTCAGTAGTTGTTGTGGAGAATGTCGTGCTAGGTAGTGTCAATTGGCAAATGGTGTTTGCTAACACATTGCCACGCGAAATGGTAGTTTTGGACATGAGAATTCCTTTAAAACATGATTATTGTATAACAAAATGAAAAAAAGCCACCCCTTTTGAGAGTGGCTTTCTCGTTATTTACTCACAAATTAAGGTAAAAATGTGAGGTCATAGCCGTAAACAAACACGTCACAAGTCGCTGCAATCGTAGTACCAACGTTAACATAAATGTTAGTTGGGTTAGAAATAGCGGTGTTGGGATTTGTTGCAGCAGTAATGGTCACATAAGGACCACCGGTGTTGCTAGTCAAAGCAGCGGTAGTCAATATGGTTGAACCTGTTGCGCCTGGGCCGGTGTAAGCACCAACAGTAGCCGTTGCAATAGTGGTGGTTGCACCGCTAGAGTTCAAGCCATTGGTGACTAGTACGCTGGTAGGCACAAATTTGCTCACATCAACAACGACCATTGCTGTGTCACCAGCTACGGCCAAATTGACGGATTGTGCTGATGCAATCAAACGCAATGCTTGGTTTGTGGCCAAGTTTTGTGGGTGATTGCTTACTGTGGTTGCTGGTCCTGGATTTGCCATGATTAATTCTCCTTTATGTTAATTAAGCTGCAACACGGCAAGCGAGTTCAGGATATAGCGGTGCCCAGCCATACAACACATCTAAACGCGTAGGAATACTATCGTTATTGATGGTGTACTGGCGAACCACACGCATTGACAAACCGATTTCCTTGTCGGAGGCACGACCAGCAAAGTGGACACCCTCTGGCAACTCAAGATCGGCCACTGCCAATGTAAACGCATTGCGGTGCATAATGATATTCTGTGGTGACACAGTACCAGTATTATTAAACGGAGTCACTGTGGACGCGCCAGGGCTTGTCACAGACACATTTTGGAACTGACCAGCAGTAATCACGGCAGGGCTAACAGTCACGCTAGTTGTACCTGATGTTGCCACAGTAGCGGCAGCAGTCACGACAAAGTTGCGTAGCTTGTTAGAACCATAAGCCTGACGATTCTGGGGGTTGACAGCGTACACATTAGCAATTTGGATAACGTCACCAACGTTCAACGATGCTGTGGCTGTTGTGGCAGACAAGGCGATAGTTGAAGATGATGCCCAACCAGAGGTTAGGAATCCAGTTGCAGTTGATGTATTGCATGACAACACGGCAGTTGAATAAGAACCGAATGTTTGTGAAACAACGTTCTGATCCATCTTCCAATTCATACCAGCAGAGTCACGACCCATCAAACCCTTGCGATACTGCTCGCCAATAGCTTCTTGGGGCACAAATAGACCCTTCAAAGAATCAACGATTGTGGCGCTTGTGAAAGGTTCAACGATACATGAACGGCGGCCATCCCTTGGTGCGCCTTCAGCGTCCAAGTAAGCAGCAGCAGTCAAGTATGTGATCAAACCTGTGGGCGGTGTACCAGCTGTACCAACGATATTGGCCGTGTTGTTCTTGGCCATCACCAAGCCGTCACGATCAATCTTGTTAGCAATAGCAGCCACTGCAGGTTTCAACACGCGGTCACTAAACATATCAAGACTTAGCGCCAAATCTTGCGTGGTGAATTGAGTATCAACGTGGAATTGAGTACTCAAAGTCACTGGTACGCTAGACTCGTTAAAGTCCTCAACGTTCAATGCTGGTCCAGTAGTACCGATGAAACGGCCTGGTCTACGAACGTTTACTGTATTACCGATCTTAGCGCCGACAACCGCAAATTGGTCATCATAGTTACGATCGACTTCGCTTGTGAACGTGAGTTCATTCTCCAAAACCATCAACGCTTCGTTGGTGATCTTGGATATCGTTAGCAGGTTATTTGCCATTTGATTTCCTTTGGATTAAAAAACTATCGGATTTTGCCAGCCCGCCTGGCTTCTTTCCAAGACTGGTAAGTGCCGTGGAATTCTCCGCTACTGTTAATAGGGATATCCGCTTGGCCATTACCCGCCTTCAAGGGCCGGATTGGTGCTGGTGCTTTACTTTTCGCTACAGTTTCTGTTTTGGCTTCACTTTTCTCGTATAGCTTTTCCAGTTTTCCTATTTCAATCAAAGCCTTGCGCGTAGGCATTTGTGCTAGTTTTTGAGCATATTCAAGGTCATCAGCAAGGTGATACAGGATTCTTGGTCCAACATCACTCTCCAAAATGGAGTCTCGAATATCATCACTAACCACCACATTCGCCGTGCTTACAATTTCATCGTAATCGGGCATTTCGGCCTTCACTTTGTCTAATTTGGCAGACCAAGATTGGATAACCTTTTGTCTTTCCTCATTAGCCTTTTTGTTGGCCTCTTGCTGATCACGCTCTTGTAAGGCTTTTTCTGTTGAATACTGCGCCAATGCCTTTGCGTACTCAAACGCATCTTGGAATTGGCCAGGTTGTGGTTCTTCGTCAATGTTCTTCGCCTGGGCAGGCGCAGCCTGTTGCTCTAAAGCCCTTAACCTTGTTTCCAACGCTTCTCGCTGTTGGCGTTCTGCTTGCGCTTCTGCCTTGGCTTGCTCACGTTGTTTTGTCAGTTCAGAAAACCTTTTTTCTAACTTAGGGTTCTGCTTCTTTTCCTCTGTAGGTTTGCTTTGTTCTGCCTCTGGTTCACTCTGATCTTCAACTTCTGATGGCTCGGGAGAATCCTCAACCGCCACATCATCGTTTCTGTCAGCTAAACCAAGTTTGTTAGCATAAAACTCAGCTGAGTTCTCACTCGTCAATACTGATGACGCTTCTTTTTCAGACATAGGTTTACCCTAAGAATTATCCCCATGTTCCTCATGGGTAAGGTTTTGTGTAAATATACACGAAAGAGTTACTTTGTCAAATAGCACGCTCAACGGCTTCGGCCTTGGCCTCACGCTCTGTCAATCGGTCTAATTGGCTCAGATAAACCGCCAAATCGGCTTTCATACGCTCGATTTCCAGTTGTGTTTGGGTCTTGATAACAGTGTCATGTGCCTGTGTATCAGTCCGCAATACCATGTCTCTGTGGCGTTCTTGGTCACGCAATTCAATGTCGTGCGCCCTGTTCGTCTCTTTAATGAGTACGCGCTTGGTCTCGGCATCCTGACGCAATTGCTCAACGTCTGAGCGATTCTTGAGTTGTAACTGCATGGCTTGCAATTGCTGCTGCAGCTGTTGGATCGTGGCCTGTGACTGCTTGAGTTGCATCTGAACCTGTGGTGGAATGGGCGATTTATCGTCAATCTGTGCCAATGGGTTGGATGCTGCCAGACGATCCGCAATCACGTCAGCGCCTGGGAAGTCCATGTTCCTGAAGATCAAATCACCCGCAACATTCATCAATTGTGGGTCTTTTGACAACAATGGAATCATGGTCTCAACCGCTTCTTGACGCTTGGAGTTGTAGCCTGGTCCTGTATCCATTACAACGTCATATTCGCCGACAGTCACGTCATTGAGTATCTTTTGTACGCCCTGCTCGTCTTGTGCGCGTTTGTTGATCTCCACCAGGTCAGGTTGGCCATCGTCACCAATAATCCGCATCACCCGAGCGTTGTCGTAAATCGTGGGCACTAGATCAAGAATGATCTTGGCGGTGTGCCTGATGGATCGAGTTAAATTGTCGTAATAGTGGAAATTTGTTAGATCAACCTGTTGCTGCTGGCCATTTAGTGCCTTTCCGGACATATTTCCGGCCAGTTGTTGGCTTGGATCGAAAATACCAAGGATGGCTTGCATATCCTGATTGATGCCGTCTGCTGCAGCCATGATGCCCGCGGGCGGTGACTCAGGCTGAATGCGACTTGGTACAGGAGCTGGCACGCCCTCAATGTCCTTTTGCTTGTATCTAAGGACAGGCATTGACTTGATATTGGCCTGCGCCCATTCGTTCTCATGGCCCTCGTCTTGGCCTTCTGCAAGCAGCCATTTGGCCTTTGGTGCTAACGCAACAGATTCGGTGATGGCCGTTTTCCAGAAGTTATACATCCTCTGCGCGTCTTTGACCTGGCGAATCATGCCGTACTTTTTACGCTTGTTGTCAACAACGAATTCCTCGCCGTAGACTGGCACAATCGGAATGAACTTACCTGGCCAATCGTATTCTTCTAACACCTGAATGCCAGTACATTTGATCATCTTGACCAATTTACGCATGGTTGAACGTTGGTCAACGATAAACAAACCACGCAATTCCATGTCAGCTTTGCTTGGCGCTTTGGACTTAAACACCTTTGTGCCGTCTGACAACAGTAAAAGCGTGTCTTTGATATGCTCTGTATACCAAAACTCGGCAATCCTAATATCTTCTTTCATCACCCATTCGGCATTACTGTCACCAGTTCCGCGCTGGGTAAAGCCCACACCAGTGTCAGCATCGGGGTAGAGTTTCTCAAATTCCTTCTTACTGACTACAGTGGTCACTAGGCAGCGTTCAGCGTCTGATCCATCGGGCAACGTGCTATTGGGGTCAAAATAAACTGTAAAAGGGTTGTGAATCTGCTCGATGAAGATGTCCTGGTCAAACGTTTTATCGCTGATGTAGTCTGTCGTGACCCTCCAATAACCAAATCCGCAGCGCACGGCGTAATTGAAAGCATTGTCATAAGCATGGTCAGCGTCTGAATTGACCTCGATGTGCCTACAAATGCCGGTCAGAATCTCGGCCACTTTAGCGTCTGACTGACTGTTCATGCCGTGGACCTTGATCCGCGGGCGCTGCTGGCGTTGCTGATTGGTGACCTGGCGCACATAAGCGTCAACCTTATTGATCGTCAAACAGGGTCTGGCTTCAAGATTACGGCTGTTCTGGATTTCTACTGGCCATTGGTCACCAGAACCAAACTTTAAGTCTTCAAGGGCTTCTGAACGATTGTTTGTGTCAGCATCATTGGCCAGTTTCAAGAACTTCTTGGCCATGTCTATGCGTGGATCATAATCGTCTTGGTAGTCTGACATAATTTATCCCATCCAATTTGCTGAATAATCGTACGTTGCCTTCTTCTTAACAGGCTTTCTAGGCTCTTGAACCATTAATCCCAGCATTCTGAACGCATCAGCACCATGCGAGTATTGGTCATGCAATGGCGTTCTACTGAATTGCTTGGTGTCAGGGTCAACCTCATACCTGTAGTGTCGTAAACATTGTAAGCCATCCGTTGTGTTTTGCCTATCAAAGTAACACCGCGGGAATATTGTCCTGGCAGCGTTAATACTGTCGGCAATTGGCACTCGATCCAAAACCCTGACGTTCATCCCTGTTGCCCTGACGATTTCCTCAATGGATCGGCCAGTTCCTAGATTCTTACTCGCAGCGTCATGGGGCAGATAATGCGTGTCGTAAACATAGCCGAACTTCTGGATTTCAGCCAGGTAATAGCTGATGGTCTTCTGACTGTCTTCCATATAGCGTAGAACCCTGATTTCCACGCCTATAAACTGCACAAACCAGATGGCGGTACTGTCAGCCCAACCCAAGTCCCAAATCGTGTATACAGGCTTTATAGGGTCATACGGCACGTTTGTGATCTGGTTGTTGATCTCGGCCATTTGCATTTCTTTGGCAAACACAGCTCCGTCAACTGTCAACCGGCACATTCCTTCCCAAACTGTCTGATAGGCTTCAGGATCACGATTCTTTAGCGCGTCTTTCTCGTCTCTCAGCACTTCAGGAAACCAAGGGTTATCTTGCCAACCGATTTTTACCACTTTGGCATTGTCTGGCGGGTTGGACACCCAGCGCCGGTAAGTCTCGTCTGTCTCCAGTTCAGGGTTAAAGCTGATCCAAATTTCAGATTTCTCTTTACGAATCGTAGGAATCAACACGTCATAAGACCGCTTGGACACGCTTTGAGCTTCTTCAACCCAACAGATATCCACACCTTCATAAGACTTGACGTTGCTGACGTTGTTCTTCAGGCCGACAAAGTTAAACTCTGTGCCGTTCTTGCCCCTAATTGTTCTGTCGATTATTTCATAGAATTCTGTCAAACCCATGGCCATGATCTGGTCACTTAGCAACTTGTGGACTGAATCCTTGATGCTGGTTTGGAATTCTCGGGCACATAGCACCCTGGTGACCTTGGTTGATCCGATGACCAACAACGCCCTGGCAATCCCCCAGCTCTTAGCGCCACCACGGCCGCCGTACAAAACCTTATACCTTGATGACTCAAATAAACATTGGAGTTTTAGTGGGAACTCTATATTAGGTGTCATTGGGTTTGACAAATGTTACTTGTAAGCCAGCCAACAAAGGCGCACCATTCTCGCCTGATATTTCTTGTTTAACCGATTCCCTGTACTTTTTCGGAAACCTTGCAGCCATTGATCTGGACCAAATACTAGCGTTTAACTTGGCTGCGTCTTTGTGTTCTAGCATGTAAGCCTGGGCTTGATCTTCCCACCAATTAAGCTCTGCAGCCTTTGCATCTTCCAAGGCGTGCATAAACTGTGGATAAGTATCACGCCACAAGTAAATTACTCTTAACGACACACCCAAACTTGTAGCTATTTGTTCTACACTTTTGCCCAATGCGCCCAATTCCACCACCTTGTCGCAATAGGATGGATCAAAGAGTGTTGGGCGGCCAATTGTCATTTCTTTTTCGCCTTTGCTTTGGTTGCTTCACGTTTAACATTCAGAGCAATCGCAACTGCTTGCTTTATGGGTTTACTTTTAGCTTCAGTTCTGATATTCTCTTTAAGAGCTTTTTCAGATTTACTTTTAATTAAAGGCATAAGAACTCCTATGGGCGGTAAACATAATCAAGGCAAAATAATGAAGTGCTTACATTGTTCAAAAGAAGAATATATGCCACCTTACCGTTTGCCAAATTACAAATTTTGTTCAAGATCATGTTCTTATCAATATAAGGCAATTCACGATACTGTTGAAAAAAATTGTTTAGTTTGCAATTCATTATTTCATGTAATCAAAAATAGATCAACAACTGCTAAATATTGTAGCAGTAAATGCTACCATACAAGCATGATTGGCAGAGGAAGAACCAAATACAATTGCTTTCACTGCCATGTTGACTTTTTTGCTCCCAAATCAACAAATCGTAAATTTTGTTCTCGTGCTTGCGTAAACAAAGCATCAAAAGAAACATTTAAACCAGTTTTTTCTACCGTTCGCAAAATGATGTTAACAAGAAACATGATTTTAAAATGCGTTCGTTGTGGTTTTGATGAAGTAAAACAAATTCTTGGTGTACATCATATTGATCGCAATAGAAAAAACAATGATTTAAGTAATTTAGAAGTTTTATGCCCAAATTGTCATTCAATTGAACATTTAAAACATACTCCACATGGATTTAGAGAATAATTATTCAACTTCCTCCACAAAACATACATCTTGCCAGGACATCACGATTAAATTCTCGTTGTTGTCCTTAAATTCTTGGTATTTGAGGTATTCGTTTTTGTAATCCTTGGCCAATGTGCCAAAGTAAATCTTGTCCCCAACGCTCAAACCCTGTTCGGCTGCTTCATTACCCAAGGCGGTAATGTGGCCTACTGTGGGAGCTTCTGCGGTCTGAATCCACAGTTCGCTTTCTATGCGCTGGATCGGCTTTACAAATAACTTGTCACGCAATGGTTTGATCATTTCCGTGGTCTCCCGCGCTTTGGGGTTGGCATTGTCACTTCTTCCATGCCCATAGCAGAAAAAACGCCCAAGGGGTTAGCCTCGGGCAAAGTCTCGGCAACTGCTTCACCCTCCGAGAGTTTCTTCGCAAATTCACCACACCACTCATTTTGTGAGCGGGTCTTGTAATCAGGATATCTGCGACAAGAACCAATGTCATGCCCCAAATAAAACTTGCATACCTTACAATTGTCTACAGTCATATCAACTATCCTCTTAGTTGTTGTGATTAGAAATAGCCCCTTGTCGCACCTTGGGGCTATTTCGCTTTACATCGTGTCTTGAACGTGAGGAACGCGCTTGTGCTCGTAAACGTTCTTCTCGCCCATGTGGCCCTTCATCTCGCCCAAACGGCCGTCATGATGACCCATGTGCTTGCCGTCACGCTCGCCAATGCCATCCATTTTGCCCATGCCAACGCCGCCCTCAATGGGACGCTTACGCTCGCCTGTTGTATCGCTGGATAGTGCGCCTTTAGGGATTTTCTCTCCCGATGCACCTGGCACAAACATTTCTCTGTCTTCCTTGGGTACGCTAACCTTCTTCTCGCTTGTGCGGTCTGATGATTTTGCGCCCATAGGCAACTTTTCCATTTTGGGGTATCCCATGATAAATCCTTTGTTTCTTTGCAAAAAACACTACACTTTGTAGTGCTTAAACTATAGCACAAATTGAGTTTGTCAAGTGTTTTTTTCTTTGAATTTATTCACCCAACACATCCAATGATAGACAGTCCCGCTATCATTCCAAAACCTATCTCCTACTTTGAATAAACCAAAACAACGTGGGCATTGGCGTGGTTTAAATAAATCATTCATTCTTGCCCCCTTTCTCTTATACATTGGGCAATAATTTTTGATGGATGTGGATAAGCAACCACCCATTTGTCTGCTATTTCAGCACATTGCTCGCGTTCTGCCAAAACCGCCAATCTGATCATTTTGTCAATTTCCCAGCGGCGCAATGAAACCAATTGGCTGTCTTTAGATGGGGTATGCTGCCAATCTATTTTGGCCATAACACGTTCAAATTCTTCATCTTCTTCAGTCATTCTTGTTTCCTTGCTCGGATTGCCATTGCTGCCAACTTTGTAATATCAGATGCATACGCAGGACTCACCGCCAATACATCACACAACTTTGCACATGCCTCACGCTCTTTAAAAGCACCATTAGACCAAGCAATTTCACACATTCGCATACAATGTTCTTCACAATCATGATGTGTATACGGGGCTTGACTACCTTCGTGATACCACCAGTTTTTAAAGTCTTCTTTATTCATTATTAACCCCTAGAACGGCACATCGTCATCTATAACCCCACGACCCATTGGCCGACCGCCTTGTGGTGCTGTATAGGGCGTTTCTATGGGGTCATTCATGTACGCCCAACCATCCCAACCGCCTTCTTTGAGCGGTATGCTGTCAATCTTGATCATTGGACCGCTTTTAGTGTCAATCACCGATCCAATGCGGGAATAGCGGTTCTTCTGCAACCCCTCTTTGTTGGTATAAGTTCCGGTGATCACTTTGATTTCTTTTAATACTTTGCTCATTTTAGTTTCCTTAAAATTTCAACTTTCTTCTCTACTTCATCCAAAAACTGGCCAACTTCCAATTCCAACATTCGTACATAAGTCGGGTCATACTCAATTCGCTCAACGAAAATCTGTAGGTTTTCTGGAAATCTTGAGTCAAAACTCACAAAATCGCACCAGTTTCTGCCGGTACAGGCCATTTGCCACATCATTTGAGGAATATATTTACTCGGTATTTTTCTGTTAACTAGCGTTTCCATGTGGGTTGCGCTGTTTGGGCACTTGATCTCCACCAAGCCATCAGCACCCACCAAGCCGTCTGGGGACGCGCCAGACATCGAAATCGTTGGATGATCAATGAACCCTACCTCGTCTACAAAAACACCGCGCTTGAGTTCGTATTGTTGCCTGGCCATCGGCTCGGTTTCTGTCCCCCATTGCATTGCAGCATTTGTATAAGACTCGCCCTTACTTTGGGTAATGCGTTCTAGCACCAGCTGGACCGCGTAATTCTCACGGCTTGCGCTTGGTCCTGTCTTGGTCTTGGCGATAATGTCCGCAATTCTGCTGGCCGTGGCTTTACCAAGGCGGGACTCAAACCATTCGTCTGTTCTTTGTTCCATTATTTTTCCAATCTTAATTTGGGTTTTTTAACTGTTCTGTACTCGAAAATCTCGGCAAATCTTGGGTTCATCAGGGCAAACAATCGGCAAAGGTAAGGCGTGTGGTTGTTATTTAACTTCCAAATGCCCTGCTCGCTGAGTGCCGAATGGTGTCTCAGAACCTCCAAAATGGTACGCCCAGAATAGTGTTGATAGCCTTTTCGTATGATTTTCATGGTCTCAAAGCTGAACGCATCGTAAATGTGTTCGTTGTTTGGCAGCCACTCAAAGAAATCATCGCTGAATTGATCTTCATGGCTTAACATTAATTGAAATTTTGCATCAATCATCAAAATCCTCGCATTTTGTGCAACCAGGGTGATCTGGGTCTTTGCAATGTGGATGTTTGGATAATTCGTACTCGTACAAGTCTTCAATTGCGTCTTGTGCGTGCCAGTAATCACGTTCTGATTCAAAATCGCTGATTAAGTTCATGCCGGTACTTTCTCTTTCATTTCGTTTTTAATGGCAATCACGCGGTCTTGGTGTGATTTCTCGCTCTGGCACGCTTGGAATGCAATTCTGTAGCTGGCCACCAGTTGCTCTTGGTTTTCAGCCTGGCGCATCTTTTCAATCAGTTTGTCCAACTCTTTAACGTTGACGTGGCTTACGATCTTTGTCTCAACCTTGCGACTAGCCTGATTGCCGTCATCGTCTTCTGGCGCAATACCGCACGCCGCCATCAGACTGTAGCGCCTGGCGTATGTGAGAGCTGACGCATAACCCTGTGGATCGGCTTTGACCGCGGGAAAGTGCAGCATTCCGCACTCCAGCATCTCGCCTGATTCGTGGACAAAAATAGTCTCAACAATCACGCCGTCAGCGCACTCAAATGTCTTTTGCAGCAAGTAAATGCCATTGTTGTTTAAAGCGTCTATAACGGCCTCAACGCACCCAGCAAGGTCAACATACCGGCTTTTGAAATGCGGGTTAATAGACTGCTTTAAAGCGGGATTAAACGCCTTTTGGGCTTTGACTAGAGCAGTTGCGATTTGTTTCATTCTTTTTCTCCTGATAATTCAATTTCTAACTTCTGGATTTCTTCACGCTGAATCTGGACCATTTCGCACAAATCCTCAATCTGGCTTTTTAAGTAACCCAACTGAAAGTTCAACTTGTTGACTGGGTTGTTGATGTAGGCTTGTGTGGCTTCTTCAGACTGTCTAATGATTTTGGATGCATCCATCAGGGTCTCCAGATAAACATATCTAATAAAATCACGATCGCTGCGATTAAGTACACGCATATTTCAACCTTTGTAAACATCTTGGGGGTTGGCTTCTCGATGCAAGCCCCATACTCCATAGTATTGTGGAATGCTTCGTTCGTTGTTCTGTGATATTTTTCCATTTAAATCTCCAGTAATTGTCAATGCTTGATTAATGATGTGTTTTGGGTAAAGAACGCCAACCCGCACCTGATCTAGGATTAGGTTGGCTTGTTCTTTAAGCATTTAGCCACTCTTCATATGTTTTGAGTGGTTGACCATTATTTGTAATATCACCGCCTTTGCCGTCATCAGCACAAGCTAAATATATTTGGTACTCTTGGTCATTAGTACCACGCAATTGCGTTTGGAATGTTTCTAATAATTCAATTTTCATTTTGCTGCTTTCTAAAAAGACCCTTATGCGATTTGCTAGGGCATGAATGTAGTGTACATCAAGATTTACTTTCAGCAAGTCTTTTTTATAGGTACATTCCCTAATGTGGTAAATAAGTAAATACTGATGTACAATTACAACATGACAAAAGAAAAAGCAATTGAACTCGCTGGTAATAAAGCATCTTTGGCGCGCCTATTGGGCATTCAGAGACAGGCCGTTACCAATTGGAAAGTAATTCCCCAAGCAAGGATTTGGCAATTAAAGCTATTAAAGCCAGATTGGTTTTTGTAAATTTGAGTTATACTTTATTTGGACGCTTGGCGGCGTTATTCGTAGTAGGGTTACACATGCTATCTGCTGGTACTGCGCCAGTCCGCCAACGCCGAAAGGCGAGATAGCAGGTGTAGCCCTTTTTTTTTGGGGTTTTTATGCACTATTATCAGCATCATATTGGTGATTTTATTAAAGATACCGCGTTTCTTACCAATGAAGAAGTAGGAATTTATTTAAAACTTCTTTGGCTTTATTACGATACAGAAAACCCTTTACCAAACGATATTTATACTCTTAGCATGAAAATAAATGCTAGGGATAATGAAGATATTGTTATTGGAATACTCAATATGTTTTTCAAATTGAAAGGTGAATATTGGTATCAAAGGCGTTGTGAAATAGAAATATCTGAATATCAAAGTTTAATTAACGACAAATCTAAAGCTGGTAAAGCATCAGCCGTTAAACGTGCGTTGAACAAACGATCAACAGGTGTTGAACAGGTGTTGAACAGATGTACAACAGATGTGCAACTAACCATGAACCAAGAACCAATAACCAAGAACCATATATATATGGATTTTGAAAAAGTCTTGAAAGCCAAAAACAAAACACTAACCGACACCTTGATCGCATCAATTCAAATTGAGGCCGAAAAAGCCAACATCACGCTAGATGACGCAATCAAGACTTGTTGTGCTAGAGGATGGACAACATTCAAAGCTGAGTGGATTGCCGCTAAAGTGGACATCATTCACCAGACAGTTCCTAGCAAGCCTGGGCGTGATCCAACGCTTGTGAAACTAGAGAATGATGCTAAAAACGCCGTGGCGATGCCAGACGAAGTAAAGGCCAAGTTCAAAATGATAAAGAACAATGGTTGATTTTGTTGAACACTATGCTCAACTTGCTCTAAAGCCTGGATGGATTGATTACGTCAGACACCAGGTCAGGGAAATGGAAAAGCACCCAATGTTTAATGGTTTAGGCAAAGCAGTAGCCCAAAGAATTAAGGAACTCAATGTTTCATGTGACATTCAAAGTTGATGGCCAGCCCCGCGGTAAAGGCCGACCAAGGTTTGCTAGACGCGGTGCTTTTGTCAGCACTTATACCGATGCAAAGACTGTTGCTTATGAGGATACTATTCGCCAAGCAGCACAGAAATCAATGGGATTATCTGAACCGCTTAAAACGGCTTTGGACGCATTTATTTACATATCCTTTGCCATACCATTATCCTACTCAAAGAAACGCAAGGAGGCGTGTTTAAATGGCTTAGAGAGGCATACTAAGAAACCAGACATCGACAATGTGGTTAAAGCGGTGCTTGATGGGTGCGATAAGGTCATTTTTAAAAACGATTCCCAGATTGTCAATTTGTACGTTACCAAGAAATATGGTGAACCTTGTGTTGAGGTGTTAATAAGGGAAACAGAATGAATACCTTGTTAATTATTTTTGGATTGTTTTTAATCACTTTTGTGGTTATTTGTTTTTTAATGGCCATCTGGGCTTTGCTAGAGGAAATGTCCAATGACACCTGAACGACACGCACAGTTTATCTACGATAATTCCACTGCCTACGCCAACGCCAAGTCCAATCGAATAGCGTGCGAGTTAAAGTTAAAGAGTGCCAAGGCCATCTGTATGCGCCATGTCGCTGGTGAATTTAGCCAAATTGCAGCACAGGAACGCGAAGCCTTGTGTGATCCTGAATACTTAGGGTTAATTGACGAATTAAAGGCATCAGTGATGATTGAGGAGCAGTTAAAGTACCAGCTGGAAGCATCTAGACTGTCAATTGACATTTGGCGCACTAGGGAAGCATCAGAAAGATTAGGAATAAGGTCACACGAATGAAATGCCCACTCTGCGGTCAACCAGGCAAAATACTTGAGACAAGAACCAATGAAGACGATTCCAAGCGAAGACGATACTCATGCCCCAAAGACCACAGATTTAGCACTCGTGAGGTCATTTCCAAAGACACATTACATACGGAACAAAAATTTACTAAAAATCGTGGCAGCCATGAATTGTCAGAGGTGTGGTTTCCATCTCGCACAGGCCGCACACTCTAATTGGCATGGCGGTAAGGGTAGAGGAATTAAAGCGTCAGATAACTATATTGCTGCGCTTTGCCAGCCGTGCCACACAGAAATAGACTCTGGCCATCTAATGACCAAAGCAGAAAGAATGCACGCCTGGTACTTGGCGCACATTCAAACAATCCACTATTTACAAATCAATAATCTTTGGCCAAAGGGCGTGCCATTGACCGATTTGTATCTAAATCGTTAGCCCTTACGCATATTGGGCAATGGTGCGCTGGGTTGGTTCATACCGGCATTGTGCGAGTGAGTTGGGTGTGCGTGAGACATATCGGTCTTCTCATGCTTTTTTAACTCATTTTCAATACGCATAACGTGTTCGCGCTCTTTTTGCCATTCTTTTTTGACAACATAGTGCGAATCATCGTCTTTTTTGCATTGTTCGCGTGTGATTTTAAAATTTGTAGCCATGATTTTCCTTATGAATAAACTCTTGTTCCAGCTTTATCAATGATCAACGCTTGTTTGCGTGGCTTGTCTTCAGGGTGCGATGGCACAGAAATGTGTGTCCAGCGGTCAAATTCTCGGATTACCTGGTCAAATTCCAATTGTGAACCAATGACGGCTTTCACCACTTGGTCTGGGGTCATGCCAGGCACACGCAAATCGGCAGCGCATCCAATTCTATGTTGGCTGCTGTCCTTGCTGCCAACCGCATCATTTACGGCTTTTGACCGAAACGCGCTGTTAACCATGATCGGAACGTCACCCAATACGAATTTAACTTGCTCAAGAAAATTTGCAAGTCGAACAAGATTTTCTCTTTCAGACTCATTTGGTTCATTATCTAACTCCCTGTGATCGGTGTGTGTCAATTCTTCAAGTGAAAAGTGTTTACTCAGTTGCGTCATCTTTTTTCTCTCCAATGTGAATGCCAGTAATTAAGCCAATAAACCCACCTACAATCGTTTGGAATGCTGGTCCAATGATTTCAAAAACCACTTTATCATCTACTGTGGGATCGTAAATAGCAAGTAAAAACATCCAAATCATGCACCCTACCACCCCCATCAGGGAAAGGCTTGCAATGATGGTGACCACGGCTTTTAGGTTGATATTCATTGTTTACTCCTTACTTCGTTGTAGATGTCGATACAGGCGTTGAGTTGTCTGATGGCGTTGTCTCCATCGGCTGTGATGGCGATAAGAGCTTGACCAACCTCTGGGTCAAGTTCGGTTCTGCTTTCTGTATTTCCACCGGCAATGGAGGCATCTTTGCAGGTTGAAATGGTGCTGACGGAGAACCGCAACCGGCCATCAGCAAGGTCAGACTGCAACTTAGCAACTTCAGTTTTGGCATTTTGAGTGGCTTTCCTTAAATCTTTGGCATGATTATCTGCCATTACTTGCATTTGTTGTTCTTTGTCACGCTCAATCAAATTTAACCTGGCAATCTCTGCTGCTTGCTCAACATAAGCCTGGTGATGGCCATAGAAATAAGAACTCAGCACCAAGCCTAATATTCCAACAATCACCCAAGGGTTGAACAAACTAAACATTACTTGCTTTCAATCTTTTTAAGTGCCTTGTCAACCCTGATTTCCATCATCTTAATATCAATGTACATCCACGACAAAATTGGAATAAACAACAAAATCACCGCCATCAGCGCTACAACAACGATGGTGAAGAATGAGCGATCACGATCATCATTATCCATATCCAACCGATCATTAGAGCCGTAAGAGTTATAGCTATTGTTTTGTCCCGAATTTCCTCTTGACGTTGACGTTTTTGCCATGCTATTTTTTTCTTTTTATCTGACTCTGCCTTTCTTGCCAATGCTTGCTGGTTAGCAATGTGGCCAACCATCTTGTTAACTCTGGAATACAAATCCTTCATCTCAGTGGGCACATGGTAGACCATGTACTCTCGCATTTCCTCATTCAACTTTTCCATCTGCAATTCGGCAATCACCAATTTAATTGCAATGTCTTGTCCTTCTTCACCAGTTGCCGTCAACGCAATTTCTTGTTGTTCCTTGGAATAGTTCTTTAATCCGTTGTAGGCGTGAAAGAACTTGGTCAAAGCGTCTGCGACTTGGGCATAAATCTGGTTTTCATCAAAATCAACGGCCTTTTGTTTTGCCTTCTTAGCGGGCTTTTCAACAATTTTTTGTTGATTTTTTTGTTTAGCACCACCAAAAAGACCCGTCAAAAACCCCCAAACGCCTTTGGCATCATTTTGAATACCTTTGACATCTTTGACTACTCCATCAAGCTCCTTCTTTGCATCGACAACAAACTGTCTCCCCTCCTTATACATCTCACAAGACTCTTTAACAAGTTTGAAAGCAGAGGTAGCAAGAGCGACAAGTGTGAATGGGTCAATTTTTACAACCCAAAGAATTTATGGAAAAACTGACCTGCAACGCCAGGGCCAAGTAAGACCAGCAGCATCACGCCATAGATCAAATACTCGATCTTGGTCATGCGCCTCTCGCCATCCGTCAAAGATTGCTCTATGCGCCTGTAACGCTCGTCACAGACCGCAACATGAACGGCCAAGTCTTGTTCAGTATTGCTCATGTTTTTTGGATAAATGCTAGAGCATAGTACAAAGGATTATTAGTCCCAGAGCTGGTCACCACTCCGCTACTAGCAAACCCGCCATTGTTACCGACAGAATAGGAATTGCCAGCGCCAACAACAAACCTGTCCCGCAGATCAGGAGTGCCGTTAGAGCCGTTACAAAGCACATAGCCAGTAGGAATAGAACCGATAGACCCAGACCACATAATAATGCCGCCACTAGGAACTGCGCTAACGCTTGGGCTTGTGCCAATAATTCCATACAGGTTGTCCAATGTTTGTATTGTGTTATTAGAGGAATCAGTCAATACAAATTTGTATGAATAACCACTTGTCAACCAAATCTCATTTGGCGGTCTGCCGTCAGTACCGAGCACAATAGGATTGGTGTTGGCAACGTTGCCGGTGTTGTCTGTATAAGTGTTTAGAGGCGTAGACGATCCAGCCTGGTAACTATAAATAAAGCCACCGGCCAAAGGTACGTTGGGTGTCGTGGAAGACAGGAATTGAAATCCATTACCTACAGGTGAAAGGTTGACGCTCATGGTTGTTCCTTAATAATTCCAGAATGTGGATTTGTGGCTTGTGCAGCAAAGTTTTCTTTATTAAATTTTTGCATCATTTGTTTACCTAAAGAAACAGGTATAACTGATGCCCCACCAGTTAATCCAGCCAATTTCATTTCACCAGCACTTAAAGCGCCTTGTTTGGCCATGTTTGCTAGTAATGCGCTAAATGAATTAGAAGTATTAAACAATCCTGTTCTTGGCATTCCAATTTTATTAGCCAATAATCCAATTTCCATCAAATCTTGCGCTGCTGCAGGGCCAAGACTTTCGTTTAATTTTGCTTTATTATCAATCAAAAAGTTAGTAAATGTTTTTGTGTTTAAATCAGGAACTTCACCTGATAAACCAGCTTTACGCATAATATGTTTTAATTCACCAGCAGTTAATGACTGTAATGCTTGTGGATTATCTGCAATTTCTACTTTTAATCTTCTGATAGATTCTGGTGTTGCATTTGTTACAAATTTCTGATGAAACTTTTCAGCATTTAAACTTTCACCAGTTGAACCAGCTTCGTTTAAATCACTGAATTCTTTAACTGCTGCTTTATAGGCTGGATTTGAATTAATTACTTGCATACGTTCTCTATTTAACGCACGCGCTTGATCCGCTAAAGGTTTAATATTTTGTAACTCTGGAGGCAAAGGTAAGTTTTCCAATTGATCGCGTACAATATAGGCTGCTTGTCTAGCCGTTCCATTCCCATTAGAACGCAATTCATCTGCTAAATTTGTTCTCAAGTTTTCAAAATCAGCAAACGTCATGTGGCCTTTTTCTATTAAACTGTCAATATCTTTTTTAATTGTTCCTAATTTATCTTCATAAGCATTAAATTTAAGTTTGTTCTTTAATTCTGTATTAATATTATTTTTTAGTTGAGAAATATCAATAGGGAATTGGCCACCATTTGCGTCTTCCAATTTTTTATATGCTTCACTTATTGCTTGTTTCCTCAAAGCATCTTTTTCACCTAAAGCATTAATTTGCAATTGTCCAATTGATGATGGCTCAGTTTCCAAAATTTCAGGTGCGTGTTTAGTAATCAAATTTTCAAAAGCAGATTTAAATTGTTTTGGTTGATCATTAAAATGTTCGCCCAAAGTAGATGTTTCACCGCGTTTATTCCATTCACTTGAATATTTTGGAATATCGTTTGTGCGTTGTCCTTCTGACAAATTAATTCCATGTTTTTCTTCAAGTGCCCTTGTTTCCAAAGCCGGCAAATTAACCTTTTCTGGAGTAACACTTTTTGCTATTGTTTGCAATTCTGGAGATGAATTTGCAATTGCGGCTTCAATATTACCTTGTAAAATATTTTGTGGTGTTGATGCTGCTGCACCGCCGCTTTGCAATCCATTTTGTTGAATTGTTGGAGCGGCCGCCTGAGCTTGCCTGTTTGCAAATTGCTGCCCCATTTGAGCTTTAACATCATTTAACGCTGTGCCGGTTGCTTTTAGTGCTGCACTACCTTTTGCTATTGCACCAGGCACTAAAAATGTTCCAGTTTGCATAATGTGGCGTACATCTTCTATTGGCATACCAGTTACTTGGCTTAACTTTTCAGCGCCCAAATTAACATTTTCGCCAATAAATTGCATAGCTTGCTGCGTGGCTTCACCTTTATATCCTGGTGAATTAATAACATCACTTCCAGTCAAATAACCTGCGGTTTTACCAAACGGCTTTTCCAATGCGCCTGTTACTGATTGGCCAATCTGTTCAGCTCTTTGTGGCGTTGTAAATGGCCTTGCAACACCTTGTGCAAGATAACCGGCCATAGGCAATACACCACCTACAGTTATATCCGCCAATGATGTCAATCCTTGGCCGGCGTGCTTGGCTGCCTGAATAACATCTTGAGGGTTAAACTTTTGTTGCTCCTCAATTAATTTCTTGCTTCTAATGCGTGGCGTGGCAATGTAAGGTTTTGTATAGTCAACTTCTTTAGGCACACCTTCTTTTAGCAAATCCTCAATATTGTATTCGGACGTGCTTTTTTGATATGGAAGATCGTTTAAAAGTTGATTAATATCATATTCAGGCATTATTGACCTCCAACTAATTTGAGCAATTGTTGGCGTTTAGCTTCCAACATTTGACGTTCAGCAGGAGAATGATTTTTAATAAATTGTGTAAATGCGCCATGATCATCTGGATCAAGGTTTGCTTTTTTATCTTCTCCAACCATAGAAATGTATTGCATCAACGCTGGGTTTGAAGCATACATTGAAAACTGTTGATTAAAGTTTTGTATTTTGTTGTAATCTGGATTGACTTGATTGCCGCCATTTTTAATAATTCCTTTGGCTTGCAAGTCTTGAGTTGTCACCCAAACATTGTCTTGTCTTATTAGATTTTTTAATGTGTCTTTGCCCAGATTATATGATCCATAAGCATTTTTCAAGTTGATGGCGGCAGCATCTGTCCGTGGCCCAATATTTTGAATGCGTTGCTCAAGATATTTGGCTAATTCTTGTTCTTTAGTATTTAAGCTGCCTTTGTTGGTTTTTCCGGCCAAAAAGTCTGCAATTGCACCAGTGCCAACGCTTGGGTCTTTCAATAAATCCAATACGTTTTTATTGAGTTGTTGAGTTGTTGGAATATGTCCATATTGACTTTGTGGATTGCTGTATTGATCAATTGCTTTTGAATAGGTACTTTGCGCGGCTTGCATACGCGCGTTAAAGTTGGCCGGTGATTCATTTGGCAGTTGATTTAACTGTCCACCTTGTGGTGCGCCTAATTGAGCGCCTAGAGGCAATGGACCGCCTTGTAGCTTTTGTCCTGACGATGGCGGCATTGTTGAACTGCCTGGTTGGCCTTGTATTCCCATTGGGTTGGGCGACATACCTCCCAACGATCCACCAACTCCACCCACTTGTTGAGGTTGTCCAGTAATTGGATTGGCAAAAATAGATGGTGCTAAAGTCTTATTGGCCAACGCTGAACCCATTTGAATATTTGGGGCATTACCGCCAATTGATGGCATTGTTGTAGTGCCCATGATTTGAGCGCCTGTGTCTACTGTGCCAGCTTTGGGTGTCAATGCTTCTTGTTGTTCTGTTGGACTTAACATAGATTGACTTGAACGCACTAAATCTTGAGAAACGTGTTTGCCAGGCTTGGTCATAGAATATGGCACGTCATAAGCATCAATTACTCGGTGCAAATCTGGATTGTCTGGATTTTCATGTTTTAAACGTTTTAGTTCAGCCCTGACAATTTCTGGGTCTTCAACACCTAATCTACCCAATAATCCCATGCGATTAGATACAATTTCACGCTCTTTTTGAGTTAAATTTTGTTTACCCTCAATTGCTGTAGTTTGTGCTGTTCCAAGTTTTGTAAGTTTGTCAATATGTTCAGCGCCAGTTAAAGGCGCAATTAATGGAATTGCTTTATTAATTTTGTCTAAATCAACTCGTCCATTAGTAGACCAGTTTTCTGGATTACTTTGAAATTTCATTAACGCTATACGCTCTTTATTGGATTGCGCTGCGACTTCTCCTTCAATTCCTGATTTTAAAACTGCTGTAGGTGTAGCTGCTTGTGTTTGTTGTAATTTTAATTCTGCTTCTTGAACGGCTAGTGGATTTAGTTTTTGAGCTTGTTCTAGTTCTAATTGAGCTTTTTGCAATTGCAAAGGCATCAACTGTTTTTGCTGTTGATACTGCTGAATATTAGACAATGGGGCTAATATGTCATTCAATGACGTTTGTCTTGTTGTTGGATAATCCGTAAATGTTGCCATGATCTATCCTTATGCTAAAGCAGCGACTGTTGCGGTGTTGGCCAAATTGCTTAACAAATTTGCGTTGTTGACTGCTTGGGCAGTAGTAGCACCAGCTTGTGATGCTGCCAAACCTGTTGTGATGTTGCCGTATGTGTTGGCCAATTGACCACCCAATGAGCTGAGTTGTTGGTTTGCAGTCTGACCAATGCCAGCTTGTCCAGCCAAATTGTTATATATGTTGTTGCGTTGAGTTTGATAATTAGTAAACGCATTCTGATATGCGCCTTGGGCATAGTTTTGTGCGTAAGTATTCAAACCTTGCAACGTGTTACCAGACAATAATCCACCGCCCATGTTGGCCGCATTCTGTGCTTGGCCTAGCCCTTGTTGTAATTGGAACTGGTAATTAGGCGCTAATTGTGCGTTTAAATCTTGGTTATTAAACTGGTTGGTCAAATACTGTTGGGTTGCTGGTGCGCCCAATACGTTCGTGGCTTGCGTCCCAAGAGCCTGGTAAGGTTGTTGGATTTGGCCTTGTGCCGTATATAAACCATGAATCAAATCTTGTGCGTTAGCGCCAGCAGCCGCTTGTGTGCCTGCTGCGTTACCAATAGCTTTGTTAGTTAATGCTGTTCCTATGACAGAAGCAGCGGCTGGAATTCCTAGAGCAGCTGCTTGTGCTGCTGTTAGTCCAGTAGCAGCAGTCCCACCAGTTCCAGCCGTTGTGCCAGTTACTTTGCCAGTTGAATTGGTAATAAGATTGCTTGGATTGGTAACGCCTGTGCTTACATTATTTAGAGCAGTTCCTAGTGTTGCTCCTGTTGCAGCGTTTATTGGTAATCCACCAGTACCCACAGGTGTTGTTCCTGTTGCCCCAATTACGCCAGCTGTTGTGGTTGTACCGCCAGGCAAATTGCTGAGAGCAGTTCCTAATGGTTGGCCAGTTAATGTATTTGTTCCACCAGGCAAGTTACTAGATACAGTCAAGCCCTGTCCACCACCCATACTTGCTAGATTAGCTGAACCAGGTGCTTGCACTCCCAATCCATTTGTCAAACCTGTATTTGGGTTAAAACCGCTTGTATCAAATAGATTTGTGCCTGTACCTTGTTGGACATTAAAACCTGTGCCTGTTGATCCTGATGGTGCAACAGAATAATTGGTACTACCCAACCCAGTTGTATCGCCTATTTGAGATGTACTAGGAACGTTTGGCACTGATCCTGTTTGCGTTGTAGACGTACCTAATGCGTCTTGGACTGCTTGTGGAAGTGAGGTTTTTACAGCATCAATATAGCTATTAACTGTTTGGCCAATTTGTGAGTCTGGGTTTTGCCCTGCGTAAACACCGGCTGCACCCAATGCGTTGATAAGGGCTAGTCCATACTGACCTTTATTTGCTGCAGATGCTGAATTGTAGGCAAGAATGTATGGTGCAGCTGCGGGAAATACTGCCGCTATGGCAGGGCCAGCCGTAGCCATGAAAGCATCTGGACCACCGGCAAATCCACCAGCGCCACGATTTAATCCAACGTTTTGCACATTGGCGGCCGTGACTGGTGCAATTGCTCCACTTTGATCTGTCTGGGCGGTCACCTGAATCATTCCATTACCACTAGGAATATTGATTCCTGTGCCGTTTGGACCTACTTGAACTTGATAATTACCAGCAATCGGTGCGCCTGTGGTTTTGTCAATTAGGTTGTAAGCCCCTGTATCAGCGTTGTAATTGACCGCAGCATTACCGCTTGTCAATGCTTGTGCAAGGGCTGGATTGGCCTGTGAGGCCGTGCTAATCATATCGCCTGATGCTTGGCCATAAGTTGTGCCAACTGCGCCAGGTGCTGTTGTACCTACAAACTGAGGTGCAGCAATGTTAGATAAAGATGTTCCGCTTGGAGCTGGGGCTGGAGCTGGGGCAGGTGCTGGTACAGATTGTGCGACCTGAGTAACCTGTTGTGGTGTCACACTCATGCCAGTCGCTTGGTTTACCAAACTGGCAATAGTTGATGGATTGGTAATACCATAATTGGCAGCCGCGGTCACAATTGCTTGCTGACCAGCAGCCGAGCCTATATTGTCAGAAACAAACTGAGTCCAGCCTGACGGCAAGCCCGCCGTAGCATCAGCAACTGCGTTATTGACTGTAGAAATGTCCATTTTTTCCCCTATACATTGTAATATGGCACTTTAAATGCCTTGCCATTTACAGTTATATTGATAAACCCTACAGGATTTGCCGGAAGCGTTGCCGATCCAGTTGTTGCCGTAGTGGCCGAGGAAAAGTTCAACAAGTTCAAGAAGAATTGTTGCCATGCCCTGGTAGGCCGATTTGTGTTTTTATCTAAAAACTCTGCTTGTGGATAGGGTTGTAGTTGTGAGGTGTTGGTTGTAATACTCAATTTTCACCTCCAGTCATCTTCAGATTTGCCGAAACAATCACGGCTTTGATAGGATCGGTCACAACAACCTCAAACACTCTATCCCTAGCCGTGCCCAATCTTCTCCAAATAGCACGATTTTGATATCTACCAATAGCCCCTATTGTAGTCCAATGTTCCTTGCTCCAGGTACTTCCACCATCATCTGACCACCTTAACATGGCCTGTGGATTGGTTGTGGGGGTATTTGAATTGACCGCACTCTGGTTGCCCAAATAGATCGTCTGGGGCGCTGCAATCGTCAAAGTGGAGTTGGCAGCAATCGTATAAGGCGAGGACAGAAAAGTCGCAGTATTTAAGGACAAACCATACTGGCCAACGCCTGGTTCAAACTGAATCTGGAGTTCTTCAAAAAACTGACGCTGAAAGTCGCTGACCAAATGTGGTGCGCGTCTTAGCCTTCTTATGTATTGGCCATCGTCTGTGTAGTTCAACTTGTCCAGTTCGTAAATCTTACCATTGGCATAGTCACCTACCAGAACCATTCCCTGAAATACGGCGCAGCAGTTTCCTCTGTGTCTTTGATATTGGTTTTGATTCGTGTTATATAACCATTTATGCCAGAGGTTCGTGGCAACATCGTAGCACCAAGTGATGTTAAGAGTAGGAAACGAAATAACATAAACTTCATGGCCTTCTAGTTGGTAAGTCCATGCAATAGCATCGCTGATGTATTGATTCGCTAGTGTGTTCTCCACGGCATGGGTAGAAATCCTCTGCGGGATATAACCCTTCATTTGCATGATTTGGCCTTGCCCGCGGTTGTTTCTAGACAGGTAAGCAAACGAATCGCCTAGCCTAGAAACGCTAAATTGGGCAACAATGCCGTGCTGGGTTGAAGTACCAGGTATTCTTTGGAATGGGAAAGGGAATAAACCCGCATCCACCCAAACCTCTGAACTTGCTTCACCCATCAAGTAAATCTCTCGATGGTCCACAATCAAAGCCACCAGGTTGTCAGGCGAGCCGTCTTTAGACCCAAACGACAATTGCTGGGATATGGGGCTTAAAGCATCGCTAGACCCAAATTGCTGAGTATTGGGGCGGTTGTAGACAAAGTAATTGTCAATGATATCCACCGAGTTTGCACCGCTGAATGCCCCATCTGACGCTGGTAAAACAGTAAAGTCCAACGCGTACATGGTTTCTAATGAAACCGCGGTGTTGCTAGACAATGTGTAATTGTTGTATCCACCCGATGGAGTCACAACGGCCGTGATAATGGTGTCCACAGGCACGCTAGTACCCTGAATCGTCTGGCCAAGGTACAAAGTTGATGTAGTGGCCAGATTTGCATTGGTAGAACCAGTCGTGATCAGTCCTGTAAAACTGATCGTTGTGGCGCTATTCATCAAGGTTGCGCTGACAGTCTGGGAAATATTGATAGTCCAGGTTGTGCCTGATCCACTCAAAATAACTGTTTCTTGCGACACGCCAACGCCAAACAAAACCTGACCCACGGCGATAGTACCGCTTTGCAAGTTGCTGACAGTTAAGGTTGTGCCAGATATTGAGCCGGTAAAGATGGCCGTGGTTGGGGTTGTGATTCGCCAAGAATAGCGGTAAGTGCCGTCTACGATATAGCAATACAAGCCGTTATCGGTAATCCCAACACGCCCAGAGGTTGAATT